CGGGGACGACCACAGGATCGGGCACGACGCGGAACGTGCAGCCGCTGACGTAGAGAGCCTCGCACGCCGGCAACTCCGGCAGGCTCTTGAGGCCCGTGCAGCCGCTGGCGTTGAGCCGCTCGCACGCGGGCAACTCGGGTGGCATGTCCGACAAGTCGCTGTCGGGGTACAGCGTGATGCTGGTCGCGGCCCAATCAACTTTGCGTGTCATCGCGCGTCCTCCACTGCAAACCTCTGGTACTGCCTCAGCGCCCACTCGGGCACGTCGATGTCGCCCTCGTCGTGGTACATGGGCCACTGGCCCGTCCCGCGGCAACGGATGTACTCGGCGGTCCAAGTGGCGATCTGATCCCTGGCCATCGCCATCGACCGCTCGCCAATCTGGTACACCGCAACGCCGTAGGGCGCGTCGCTCTCGACCGCCAGCAGGGTGAATTGTGAGCGTGGGAGCCCCAGACGCGACGCGCCGAGCTCGTACCACGCTGCCTGGGTGTGGTACCCGTAGTCCATCAGGGACCGCGAAAACGAGTGGCGCGAGGCATCGCGGGTGGTTTTGAGGTCGAGCAGAATGTTCGGCTCGGTGGTCGTGATCCGCTTGTCCACGCGGGCCTTGCACAGCCCCAGCGACGGCTCGTCCCACACCAGCACGACCTCGGTCTCGCCGGGCTGATTGCGCAGCCAACGGGCCTCGCGGTGCAAACTGATGGCCTTCGCCTGCCCGAGCATGTCGTCGTGTTCGGCCTTGGTGATGACCTCTTGGCCAGCCATGTCCGCCGCCGCCGCGAAGGAATCCCACGTCTTGCCGCGTCGCTCGCCGTCCCACACCGCCCATCGCTCGCTCCACGTCGCCCGCTCCAATACCCACGCATGCAGGGCACGACCGGCACGCTTCGCCAGGCTGTCGTCGCCGCCCGTGTAGTGCTTGCAATGCCACGCGCTGCGCGCCATCTGGCGGAGCGTGCTGTGGTTCATCGCGGGGCTCGCGATGTAGCGGTCGAACGTGATGTTGGTGTGGATGCCCGGGGTCATTGGATGCTTTACATGGACGCGATCGCCTGGTGAACCTTGGCGAGCTCCTGCAATCGCCGGTACTTTTCAGACACGGCGCGAAACTCGTTCTTCGCCCGCGACAGCACCTGGGCCCGCAGATCGTCGATGCTCATGGCGTGTCCGAGCGACTGGTAGTGTGTCCGATTGTCCTCCCGAACTACCACGAAGGCCCGGGCCGGATGCGGCGTGCTTTCGACGACCACCTCGATCTGGGTGATGATGCTACTCGCGAGGTGGCGTCGCCAAGCCTCAGCCGCGACGCTATCCTCCCATTCGATCAGCGAGTGCAGCGGAGACTCGCGATCGCGTGCGTCGCCGAGCACGATGTCGATGTTGAGTCCGCCGTGCTGCCGTCGTAATCGTTCGAGACGTTCGCCGACCACCTGCGCCACCTTGGGCGAGAACCTCGCGCCCGGCTTCCACTGGTATCGCATGTCAATCTCCTATTCTCGCGACGTGGCGTCAACCACGCCGCGAGCCGTGCATGCCCCGCCAAAACGCACCAAGCCACTCCGCGACTCGCCGCACCTGCCGCAACGCACCGAGCCCTGCCATGACGCGCCGCACCTGCCGCAACGCACCAAGCCTCGCCATGACGCGCCGCGCCTGCCCGAACGTGCGATGCCCTGCCTATCCGGGCGACACCCAGCCTGCCATCACGCGCCGCGCCACGCCACGCCAAATCAAGCCATAACCCAACAGGCCTGCCGCGAATGCCCGCCAGCCCGTAGGCGGCGGCGCTGTGTTGTCACGCGCCGACCACCTCGAAACGACCAAAATGGCCATCACGCTCAGGACGCCACTCGCCAATGCCGACGCCGTAGCCCGCCCGGTGCAGCAGATTGGCGACGCGCTCCGGAGTCATGGCCGAAGTCTCGAACGAAATTGGGACTGTCATCTCCCACTCCTTGAACTCGCCGCGGAAGCGAGGCGTTGCGGTATTCCCACGGTCGATCCTCGCGACATCCGTCCGCATCTCGACCTGGCCACGAATCGGCACGAGCTCCTGCAAGATGTGGAACGACATGCGCGCGTTGGTCTTCGCGAGGTCCACCAGACCGCAGGCCGTCGTCATCGCCTGCTTGATTCCGATGGCCGGAAAACCCAGCGTGTAGGTACGCAGCATCTGCATGGCCTTGGCCTCATCGTCGCGGGCCAACGCAATGACCTGATCAGGGTCACCCCGGATGATGTGCAGGCTGTCCACGAATTCACGGAACGGCTCGCGAGGCTGCTTGCCCTCGTCGGCCTTGCCCGTCTGCTTGTCCACGATTTGCATCAACGCCTTGTGCGAAAACCGATGCACGATCAGGGGGGACAGGCCACGGATGACGAAGTGGATCGTCTCGGTGCGGATAGCCGGTATGCTGATCCGGGCGGTTTTCTTGACGGTCGGCACATCGCCAGTCTTGATCTTGGCCTCGGCGTCGTCATCGTGCCGCAACACAGGGGGTCGCCCGGTCTTCACGGCACGCGCAGCCGCCGACTTGGCCAAGTACCGTTCCGCTTTGTTCGTAGCAGTCATCGCCTACTCCCTGCACAGTCACACCAACGCGGGTCGCACGACGCGGCCCAGGAACCCCGCGACGCGGCTTTCGCCTGCGGCGCAAGGGAGGGGAGGGATAGATCACTCGTCTGCGTCGTCGGGCTCGTCCCACACGATCCAATCGCACTCGGTGCAGTACGTGGAGGGTGGACGCCACTCTTCGTACGCTCCTACGGGCAGCCAGTACCCGCGCTCGGTTGCCGTAGGCGCGCCGCACTCAGGGCAAGGGGCCGTGCAAGTCACAGCGCACGCTCCCCCAGGGCCCATCGCAACAGTGCGACAGACACTCGCCTGCTCGCTGGCATGACTAGCTCCAGCCGCCTCTTTTGCTCCGCCGTCAGTGGAGTCTGATCGCATCCGCCAAGCCCCGTGCAGCCGCTGGCGTAGAGCCACTTGCACGCGGGCAGCGCGGGCAGGCTCACGAGCCCCGTGCAGCCGCTGGCGTTGAGCCGCTCGCACGCCGGCAACTCCGGCAGGCTCTTGAGGCCCGTGCAGCCGTTGACGTAGAGCCGCTCGCACGCCGGCAACTCCGGCAGGCTCTTGAGGCCCGTGCAGCCGCTGGCGTAGAGCCACTTGCACGCGGGCAGCGCGGGCAGGCTCACGAGGCCCGTGCAGCCGCTGGCGTCGAGCGTCTCGCACGCGGGCAGCGCGGGCAGGCTCACGAGGCCCGTGCAGCCGCTGGCGTAGAGCCGCTCGCACGCCGGCAACTCCGGCAGGCTCTTGAGGCCCGTGCAGCCGTTGACGTAGAGCCGCTCGCACGCCGGCAACTCGGGTGGCATGTCCGACAAGTCGCTGTCGGGGTACAGCGTGATGCTGGTCGCGGCCCAATCGACAGTGCTCGTCACAGCGCACCCCCCACGATGCGAGCGCACTCTGCACGGATCAGGGACACGACGCGATCGACGATCGGCCCGCACTGCGACGGGGCAACGCCCGCATGTACGAGGGCCTCTCTCACGCCGATGGCGATGTTCGTCCAACGGATGTGCTCGTCGTCGCTCACAGGGTTCGCTGCCATCACGTCTCGCAGCAATGCCTCCGTGCGGTCGCGTCGGATCGCAGCGCTGGGCCACGCATCACGCACGACGGTGTTTGCGGCATCGACCATCCCGGGGCTCGGTGCGCTGTCATCCGTGATGCGTATCTCGGTCGCGCCCGACTCGTGACGCCCGACCGCGACGCCCGCAAAGGCGCTGCGCAACGTGTCCACGAGCACCGTGCCGGCGTACGTCGCGGGATCTACCCGCAGGGCCTCGTGCGGCCCTGTAGCCTCGCAGAATGGCTCAGGGTGCTGGTACTCGCCGTGGTGCCGATCAATGTCCATGGTGCCTCCGGGCTCGGGCTCGGGCACCCAAACGAACAAGCCCCCGCACGTCTCTCGACGCACAAGTGTCAGCTGGTGTCCCTTGCGGGACGCGGGGGCATGTTCGGATTGGGTTGGGTGAGGGGCCAAGTAACGCTCCAGCTGACGCCACCATCATCGGCAGACTCGGCCATCGAGTCCACACGTTTTTAGGCTGTGTGCCGTTGAAAAGGCGTAACCCACGGATCGGCAATGGGTTATGGCGTGTAGATTGCCGCAGTTCTGGGCGGCGGGTCCCCTGAAAAAACAAAAAAAAACGACAACGCGCCCTTGACTATCCGATGATCGTCGGTTATGCTGTGTGGGTCGCTGCTAGGTGCCGCGGCACTCAAGGAGATGGGATATGTGCGACCAGACGATCAGGCCGGACCGGGAGTACAGGGTGGAGATGCACTGCGAGGACGGCGGGAACCACAAGCAGCGGGTCACGATCCCGTCCGGGACCGAGGAGGCGCAGGACGAGGCCGCGATGTCGTGGGCCAGGGCCGAGACAGAGGACTGGATTCGGGATGCTGAGTGGGGCGACGATGGGGCCACGGTGTGCGGGTCGTACGTGCTGCGCGATGCGGAATCGACGTGGGAGGAGGAGCACATCGAGGTGGAGATCGCGCCCAAGCACCAGCGCCAGATCCGGTCGGCGATGGGCGACAGGGGATGCGGGACCGATCCCGACGACCACACGTGGACCGGCGAGGGCCACGGCGGGTGCAGCGAGAATCCGGGCGTGTGGTCCACCGGCGGCACGGGGATCAGCATCTCAGAGCACTGCGAGGTATGCGGGCTGGTACGCCACACGCACCTGCGCGGCAGCAACCGCAACCCCGGCGAGAGCGACACGGTGTCATATCGCGCCCCTACGGACGAAGAGTTGGTAGCGTGGGGCATCGCGGACGCGGACGCGGACGCGTAACGCACGCGACCCACCACCCGCGCCACGCCCCACCGGACGGGCGCCGGGCTTCACCCGCCGCGACGGTGCGGCGGGCAACCAAGGGGCCGAGTGACACATGCCATCTACCGACGCGATCCACGCAGCCGTCGTCGCCCGCGCCGCCGAGCTGGGCATGACGGCCTACGCAATCGCACGCGCCACGGACGGCGCGGTCAACGCCGACACTATGGCCAAGTACATGCGGGGCGGCTACGCGATGGGGTCTGACCGCCTCTCGCATGTGCTGCGGGTGCTCGGCCTGTGCGTGCGCCCGTGCCCATCGCACCGAGCACGCGCGGCACGATCTCGCGCGAAGTGACGCGGCGCAACTCGCTCGCACGTACGCCATGGCGTACGCTGGACCGCGCGTCGGGTGGACGGACACGAGGGGCCGCACATGCCCAACAGCCCCAAAGTCGCGTGCAGCGTGTGCGGCGTGGCCGGATGCAAGGCCCATCGCCGAGCCCGCATCGCATGGGACCATCGCGGCAAGGACGACACGGATCGCGGGTACGGCGCGACGTGGCGCAAGATCAGGACGGACGTGCTCGCCCGCACGCCCCGGTGCGCATGGTGCGCCGCGATGGCTACGTGCGTGGACCATCGCGTACCAAAGAGCATGGGCGGCACGGACGCATACGCGAATCTGCAACCGCTCTGCGACGGCTGCCACGCTCGCAAGACGCGCCAAGAATCCATACAGGGCGCGCAACGCGCCGCCGCAAAGCGGCGCGAGTCTGCGGGTCATGACGCATGATTGAGACGCGATCGGACCGCGCGATCCTAGTGCAGCATTGCCGGAGCCAGCAACTTCAGGAACGCGAGCACGACGGAAGTCACCGCCGCCATCGCTACCCAGCCGATGACGCGATCCCTGCGTCTGGCGTCCTGCTCCAGCCGGTCCATTCGCACGGCCAGCGACTTGCTCGCATCCCCGCCGCCCGTGATGAACACGCGGACCTCGTGCAGCTCCTTGCGCATGGCGCGCACCTCAACCACCAGTTCGCGGACGGATTCGTGCGTAAACGTAGACATGCTGCTATCGCCTACGTCGTCGAGGGGCATGCTCATAACGCCCGCCGCAGCCGTTGGGCGTGCGGCGGGCTGGAGGAGAGAGATATCAAGTCGCGGGCTTGGGCTGTGCCGCGGCAACAACCGCCTTGCTCGCCTCGTCCCAGTTGGCGTCGGCGACCCTGTTCTGTCGGGAGCGCAACCACCACGCGAGCGGCCCGCCGAGCACTGCCCCGGCTAGCACGCCCCAAGGACCAAACGCCGAGCCGATCGCCTGGGCCGCAGCCGCAGCCACCGTCGCCCCGTCTCCGGCGCCATTCGCCTGCGCGCGTTCGGCGCCCGCAATCACGCGATGCGCCAACTCGATGATCGGGGCCGCCTGCCTGTCGTGCTTCTCCACGTCGCCGCCGGAAGCAACGACAACCGCACGCTGGGCCTCGATGTCGCGGACGGTCTGGATGGCCGCTTGCTTCGCCATCTCGACGACCTCGGGCGTCAGTTGCGGACCTTGAGAGGCACAGCCACCGCCCATGATCGCCATGCCCAGCACGGCGGCAGAAAGGGTGACGGACAGCATGAGAACTCGTAGGGACTTCATCATGGAACCTCCTGCACAGAGACACCAAACGCACGGCGCGCACGCGCCGCGAAGGTCTTCGCCCACCACTGCGGATTCTCGGATCCCTTGCGCACCGCCGACGCCGCGAACTGGGCAATGGTCGCGTGCGGGTCCGACGACTGGACGCCCAGCTCCGAGAGCCAAGACGCCGCCGAGAACGCCGGAAAGTTGCGTGGTTCGAGCTTCGCGGAGGGCTCAAACTGCCGCCACCAGAGGATGTCTTTGGGCTGGTTGCTGGCGTCCTTTGCCATCGGGCTGCCCCAGTAGATGTTGCCGGACAGCGTGCCGCCCGGCGTCGTCACGCCGGGGTACAGCTGCGCCGCCGCGCCGCTGCCGGGATGGGCGAAGACGTTGTTTCTGACGATCTCGCCTGGCTGGAGCGATCGGCGGAACTGCAAAGCCGCGCCGTCCCAATTCCAGACGACGTTGTTTTCGATGACGACCCGCGATGACGAATCGTTGTCGAAGTACAGACCGGCCTCGCGAGAGCCCTTGCAGTTGGCGACCACGTTGCCGCGAACGACTCCGTTCACCGAGCGGACGACGCCGATCCCAAAGCCACGGGGCAGGCTGCTTGTGATGGAAGGGGCTCCGTCGATCACGGCACAGCGCTCGATGACGCCCTCCCATCCGTCCGTGGGCCATCGCCCAAGCGGATGCCCGCCGCCGATGCCGAGCGGCGCACCGAGAACCGCGCACTCGAAGGCGCTGGACGTTTTGCCACGCAACTGGATCGCACCCGCAGCCGGGCGGATGCTCCACACGTTGGAGAGCGTGATCCGGTCGGACCCGGACACCACGTAGGCGTTTTGGTTGTAGATTGTGGCGGTCGCATCGCGGCCTCGCGCGGCATCCCAGCCGTTCTGATACAGGACGCCGTGTTCCAGCAGCAGGCCATCGACGCCCTGGAGGTACGTGCCCTGCGAGTGTGACGCGGAGCCGCCGTAGCAGTCGCGGATGACGAAGCCGCGGACGACGCCATTACGGATGGCGTTGAGGTACGGCCCTTGCCCGAGCCCCTCAGCCTCGACGACCAGACCGGTGCCACCCGCCCCGCGAATCTCGGTGTCTTCAATCGCCCAGTCGTTGCAGTTGCCCAGGATCTTCACGGTGCCCCGGAAGTCGATGCCGCTGATGATCCAGTTGGACGCGCCGAAGTGCATGGACGCTCCACCGGTGATGACGGGCGGGGGCAGGTCGGCGTTTCCATAGGACGTGATGACGATGGGGGCCTGCGGGGACGCCCCGCTCTTGCGCCAGTCGTCGGGCTCGGTGCCGCCGGACGACACGCCCAGCCGACCGGGGATGACCGATCCGCGAGCAATGCGAACCTGATCGGACGAGCCAGCCCGCACCTTGCGGTACGCGGCGTCCTCAGATCGGCACGGGGCGCTCGGGCTGGTGCATGACCCTGTGTCGGACGCGGATGGGTGCGACGGGTCCACGTAGTAGACGCTCGCCCCCGCGCGCGGCGCCAGGTCGGCCCATGCGATCGTGGGGATGTTCACGCACGTCGAGAACCTTTGGTAGAACGCGTCAACGTCCGCGTTGTCCGGGAAGACACCATCGCCGTTGATGTCGATTCCATCACAGGACGCGGCTGGGCACGGGCCGCCGCCGAGAACGCCGAGGAAGTCCGCCACGTCGGCTACGTCTGGATATCGACCATCGTTGTTGAAGTCGATGTCGCACGGCGCGGCGAGGGCCGGGGAACAGGTCAGGGACAGTGACGCAATGAGGGCACGCGGACGCAAACGCTACCTCCTGCCCGGCAAGTACGGGCTCGAAACGCCGATGGTCGGCAGACGCCGCAACGCGCGGCGGCTCGTGTCGTACAACTGGTCGGGGAAGTCGCCCGAGTTGATGGCGCTGATGATCTGTCGCGCCGTTTCCTCTTGGGCTGCGTCCTGCAACAGGAAGAACCCGGGCGTCGCGCCCTGACGCACGCGGAGAAGAGCGTCGGCGATCTTCGCCTCATCCCAAGGCGGCTGGAACGCGATACCCAATTGGCAGTTGTCGGGGACGACCCACGCGCCGTTGCCGGGCGTGTTGATGTTCACGCCGATCAGCATGAACCGGCGGTTCGCGGCCCGGGCCGTGTCGATCGCACCGGCCACCGTGATCGGCACGGGCTCGGCACCGGGCACAATGCCCTTGGAGACGCAATAGTCGTGCAACTTGCTGTACTGCGCCTCCTTGGTCGTGTCGCCGATGACGGCATCCCACCAGATATCCCTTATGCCGATGCCCTTCCAGAATTCGATCTCGCGATCAATGTACGCCTGCTCTTTGTCGGGGCTCAGCAGGGTCCGGAGCGGGCTCTGCGTCGTCTGTCGCGTCTCCCAGACCGCGCCCAGGTACACCGCGACGGTCGGATACCCATAGCGCGCCCGCCATGTTGCAATCTGTGCGGCGGTCAGCGTGTCCCGGAAGTAGCCGTTGAGCCACGGCCACCACTGCTCGACTGAGTAGTAGTAGTCGATCGCGCCGCCGGTGTGCCACCACGGGGAGATCGCGTTGCCTCGCGGGACGTGGAGCATCACGTATGGCGCTCCGATCCGCTGGGCTTGGGCGAAGTGGGACTCGATGTACGAGCGGGGATCTGGGAGCGAGAGCGTGTTGATTCCGCGCTCGTTGATGTCGTGCAGCCCGCTGGGGAACGACACCCACATGAAGGGCGGGAGCGGGACATTGGACGACACGCCAGATGCGTATGTCGGCGCCGGTCCGTACTGGTAACATCCTCGCGTGCCAACCATCGGCACACCATCCATGCCGACCGGGGCGAGATTCGTCAGATCGCTGAGCCGCGAGTCAACTTCGGAGCCAGTGACGTTCAGCCGGGCCGAGGCCTGAAGATCGTAAAACTCAGTTGCGGCGTGGGTTGTTGCCGCCGCGTCGATGGCGGCGGTCCACTCGGCGAGCGTGTTGTACGCGGCCCGGCTGGAGAATTGGCCCGTGCCAATGCCTACGTAGGCGTTGCGTCGAAAGAGCCGCTGCCCCGCGGTCTCGTCCCAGTTGTCGCCCCAGAAGAGGAAGCGGTTGGTGCCACTGGTCAAGAATCCGTAGCGACCGCCGTAGGCGGCGTGCTTGCGGGCGCTGGACCACGGATAGGCCCACGACCGAAGGTTGTCGTTGGTGCTCTCGCCCACGTCGATGCCGGTGCATGATCGCTGAATGATGTCGGTCTGCCGCATGCGGAACACATGCACGTTCGCCGACGAGTTGAGGTTGGGACGCAACTCGCAGGCGTCGAGGAGCCAGGTGAAGGTGGGCGAGTCGGCGGTGAGGCCGTCGTCCATGACTCGACCAAGCGCGGCGGCCTTGGTGTTGGCCTGCTCCATCCCCATCCGGCAACCGCGCATGTACACGTTCGACTGGATGGTGAACCCGACCGCGCCCTCACAGATGCAGTCGATGAACTTGACGCCATACGCGTCGGGGTCGTCCAGAGCCCTCGCGGGGGTGAGCGCCGCCGGGCTGATGACCTGGGCGCACGACCACGGCGAACTGCCCGCGCCCACCGCGTAGGGGAAGACGAAGCGCTGGCCTTCGACGGTCAGGAACCCGGGCCCCAGCCTTGCGGTGCTCTGTGCCGTGCCATCGTTGTGGACGTACAAACCGATGATCGTCCATGAAGTGCTCAGGGGCGTGCCGTCGCGCTTGAGCGGTGCGCAGCACACGTACTGCATGCCCGGAGCCATCGTGTTGCCGGTCTGGTTGTCGTGCTGCGTGTACCACACCCCGAGCGTCGAAGAGGCGCTAGCGCTGCCCATCGCGCCGATCAACTTGCCCTCGCCCTGCGGGAAGACGCCGCTGTTGCTCATCGTGCCAGCGGCGTTGTCGTCCACGCCCCATCCGTGGTGATAGCCGCCGTAGACGGTGCGGTCGTGCCCGCAGACCCACGAGCCGTACCACTTGACGAAGTATCCAAAGCCCGGTGCCGGGTCGATGTTGAGCGAGGCGCGCAAGTACTCGATACGGCCCGAGCCGCCGAAGAGGTTGAGGACGTTCTTCCCGCCCTCGCACCACTCGATGACGCGGCCCGTGGGGGACTGCCCGCCCAGGTTGATGCTCAGTATGCCCGTGCCGCTTGCGTAGTGCCACGAGTCATTCGTCGCGGCGCACGCGGCGGCGTCCGCAGCGTCCGCGAGTTGGCTCTTCGGGCACCCCCAGATGTCGCGGGCGCAGGTGTCAAAGTCCACCGCTACGCCCTTTACGCTCTTGCCGGTGCCGATGCTGGAGGTGTACACGTTGCCCGATTGGGTCCACGGGCCCGCCGCGACCCACGCCATGCGCAGATCGTAAGGGACGGCGTTATCCCATCGCTTGAACGTGACGTTCGGGGAATCATTGAACGTCGCCGCGCCGCGAATGATGCCGCGCATGCTCACCACGTCGTTCGCGCCCAGTTGGTTGCCCGTCTCGGTCGCGAGCTTCGTGAGCGTCTTCCACGGCGTGGCGAATGAGTTTGTCGGGGCGGCATCGTTGCCGTTGTCGCCGTCGATCCACCACTGGGTCGGCACCTCGGCTGGTGCGGGGTTGATCGTCACGGTCGTAGACGCAATATTGAACCGCTCGCCCGCGTCGCTGACGACGCATCGCACGTCGTACGTGGCGGGGATGGTACCGACCTCGAACGAGTGCGTGTACTGCTCACCCGATCCGAGCGGCGTCCCGTCTGCCAGATACCAATTCCACGACACGATGTCATTGTCGGGATCGGTGCTCGGCGAAGCATCGAGCGTGATGTCCACAAACCCATCCGCGTCCTCGTCGGTGGCGGCATACGGGCCGGTCGTGCGGGCAACGGGCGGATTCGTGGCGGCGGGCGGGATGTACGGGAGCGTCTGGGTGAAGAACGCGGCGGACGCTTTCACTTGCCCAAAGAGCGTAGCGACGCACACGACCTTGTAGACGCGGCCCGGCGCGAGCGTGGTCAGTGCGAGCGTGTTGGCGTTCGTCCCGACTGGTGCGTCATCGAGATACCATTGGAAGTCGGGGTATAACTCGCCCGGAACGAGCGTGAGCGTGTCGGGCAAGCCGCCGATGCCGCAAAACCACGCGGTGGCCGGAACTCCAATCGGGGTGGCCTGCACGGTGGCGGGGCCGCTGATCTCCGGGGTCCAATGCTGAAACGCCATGTCGAACAGCGGATCAATCGGATCGGACACGGTTACGGTCTTGAACGCCTGCCCGGTCAGCCCGTCGCCGTCGGTGACGGTGAGACGGAACTGATATGCCTCTGGACGCACGTCGGCGGTGTAATTGTGCGTCGCGGTGGTGGCGACCTGATCCCATGCGCCCGTTCCGATGTTGAGCACATCCCATTGGTACGACGTGATGCCCGCATCGTCGGTGCTCGCCGTGCCGTCCAGGGCGACAACCTCGGAACCGTTCTCGTCGTTGTCCACGAGGACGAGCGTTGCCGCGCCTGCATTGGCCACCGGCGGCAGGTTGATCGCGCCACCGTCGCCGTACTCCAGGCCGTACCCGTCAAAGATCCAAGGGATGATTGCGGCGGGGCTCAGCGACGTATCCCAGTCTGTGCGATTCTGGCTGGCGCGGACTGCCACGACGTACTGGCGGATGGCGTTGAGGGCCTTCGCGTCGTCGTTGGCCCCGCTGAGGGTCCAGCCCTTCACCGTGGTAGCCCACGTCGAGAAGTTGCGCGTGCCATCGACGAACGTGGCGTCGTCAACGGCGGACGCGGCGGTGCCGGACTGCCGCGTCCTTGCGAAGAACGTCGCGTAAGGGACGAGTCCTCCCGCGTGGGTGATGACCCATCCGGAATCGGCACCCGGCGCGAACCACGATGCATTCGCGAACACGCCGCCGTAGTCGGTAGCGTTGTTCGGATCGCTGCCGATCCAGGCGAGCTTGCCCGCCGGGGTCTGCACCACGCGGAAGTTCGGGCCGATGCGTTCTTCCGCACCCAAGCGGCGCTGCAGGTACACCATTGCCCCGTTGTTGTTCGTGCCCGGCGCGCCGACCATGATGATGTCGCGGTACACGCCGTGCGTGCTCACGCCCGGGGTGTTGACCTCGAAGTTGAAGGCTCGCACGTCGCCGCCGTTTTGCAGTCGATGCAGCAGCAGGGATTGGAAGACCGGGACTTGCGTCCCCGGGGTGTCGGGGTCGTAGGAAGACGCGGACGCGGCGAGGGTCGCGGCTTCCTGATCGGTCCACTGACGAGGATTCGCGCCGCCGGGGGCCGCGATGACCTTGGGGTTGATCGTGCGTTGCTGGCGGGCGTATGTGCTGGTGTATCCGAACCCGCGGGCGTCAGCGCCAGCCGTCGAAATGTTGTTGCACTGGAAGACGTAGCAGGCGAGGATCAAGCCCCAATACCCGGGGTTGGAGATTCGCAGGTTCGCGTCTGTCTGGGTGCCGCCCGAGATGTTGATGGGGTTTTGCAGCGCGATGCACCGAAACGCGCACGCGTTGTTGGCTCGCAACTGAAAGCCTGTTGCGCTGCCGTTCCATGCCACACAGTCCCTGAACAGGACGTTGCGGTTGGTCTGGTTGCAGTACACGTTGTGATCGAAGATCGTGCCCGGCGCCTCGGTGCCGAACTGGGTGCCGTACGGCTGGCCCGTCGCCCGCCAGTTGCGACCACCACCGAAGAAGTAGCACTCCTCGAACAGAGCGTTGTTCGTGAGCTCGATATACGCGCCTTGCCCGTGGCCCGCGCCGTTGGGGCCGCACTCGTCGAAGACGCAACGCCGGACAACGAGGTTGTCTTTGTTGGGCTGCCATCGCAACCACCAGGACACCGCGTCCGTGTTCGGGACCGACCACGACATGCCGTAATAGGCGCGCCGCACAATGACGGACTCGAACAATACGTTGTTGACCGTAAACTCGGCGGTCAGGCCGTTGGCGACGTTCGTTGTCTGAAAGAAGTCGTGATTGAGGAACAGATTGACGAACGCGAGGTTGCTATTGCTCACGATCTTGAGCGCGTTTCGGCCTGCGGGCGGGCGAATCTCGGCGGGCTTGCCCAGGCCGTAGACCGGCGATCCGCTCGACAGGTAGTACGTGGTGACGATGTGGCGCTGGGTCGAAGAGATGCCGCTGCGGAACCACGACGGATCGCCCGTCTGCCCCGCGCCTGTCCATCCGCCGATGTGCTCTGCGTACGCGCCCGACCAGTTGGGTTCGTCGCCGCCTGCGGTCTTGCAGCAAATCCAGTGCGATTGACCAGCGACCCCCGCGCCCGTGCGGATCTTCTCAAAGCCCGCAAAGATCGTGCGGAGAGGCTGGGTCGCCGTGCCGGGATTGGCGTCGTTACCCGCAATGGGATCGACGTGCCACTGGTTTGGCGAGCCGGACGACAGCGACGCAAGCACGGTCCAGCCGTTGCCGTCCTGGGTGCCATACGTGACGTTGAGGGTCGGTACGGGTAGCGCCACGCGGACTCCCATCAGAGAGGCCCGAACGCTGGCGCGGACTCACACCGCAAGACCGTAGGCGGGCAAGTGCTACGGTTCCAACATGATGACGCACTACGCGAGCCCGGATGCGTTTGAAGAACACCGGCAGGCGGAGAGGCATCGGAGGTACGGCGACTGGAAAGGCGACGGGCGGTACTTCACATCGCTTGCTGGGGCTGCGGCGCCGTGCCACACCCGCATCGAACTGTGGGACCTGTGCCACCAGGCGATGCCCGACGAGTCGTGCATCCACGCCCAATGGCAGGTCTGGGACTGGTGGACGCGGGAAAGGCGTCCCGAATGGCACGTCGTGCTTCCCGAATCGACGGAAGGACCTCATCTGCAACCCAACGCCGCAGCAGTGGCGAAATGGCAAAGATGGGTTCGAGATAGGCGCGGAACCGCCCACGCGCAAGAACCACAATACAGCCGCAGGATGTCAGGCGAGGATTGCGGCCCAGCCTCAGCAGCACCCGCCATCGCAACGGTTCGGGTGCCCCTATCCACGAGACGCCGCACCACCTGATGGTGGGCTTGTGCCCGTCGAACTGCCCCCACTTCCCGCGAGGGCACGCTGCGTTGGCGTCGCCGAGAACATCACCGATGCGCCGCCCCAGCACGGAACATGCGACGACCCGCCCGGTATCGCGCTGGGCCTTCGCGCACGAATCGCAGACGACCGCGCGATCCCATCCGGCATCGGCTGATGTGCCGACGCGGCTGGGCCACGCGGGGCGCACTTGGCCCGGGGCCAATCGTACAGCCTTCTCGCGGTGCATCGGGCGAGTGGTCGTCTCGGGGTGTGGGCGTGATTGGAAGCATCCGCAAGCCATGTTCGCTCCCTAGAACCAGTCCTCGGACGTTTCCGTCTCCGGAGTCGGTGCGAGCATCGGAGCTGGTGACTCGGGGCAAGTGTCTTCCGGGCACGAGCCCCGACCGCTGCAACGCCACGCAAAGATTGATTCGATGTTCCACCGTGCGGAGCTCTGGCACGTCTCGCGGAAGTCTATCGGCGAGGACAGAGAGCAGTTGTCACCGCACAGACCGCCGCGAGCGAAGTACGTCGCTTTTTCGTAGTTGGTGTCCCATTGCCCGCCCGAGCAGTTGTGGTTGTGATCCCATGTAAAGTTGATGTTGGTTGCGGGCTGGCCCTCGCACGGGAGGCCGGGATCGACAACGGCGTTGAACGTGTACGTGCCCGAGCAGTCTCCGTCCATCATGCCAGCGGGCACGCCGTCCAGGGCGCACGACGGCGCGAAGAACAGGGCGTTCGGGCATGGCGTGCTCGGATCCCATGCGGGGTCCGGGTCTGCGTCATCGTTGATGTTGGTCGTGCCGTTGAGTTGCCAGACGCACGGGTTGGGGCATGTGATTGGTTGACCGACCGCGTAGTCCCATGTCTTGGTGTTTTGGCGACGGCGGTACTGGTAGGCGTACTTGATGGGGATCGGTTGGCCGGGGTTGGCGGCGGGGTTGAACTGATCCGGGCACCGCTCGACCTCGCAGACAATCGAGATACTGCGCGTCTGCGCGTATGTCATCACGAGGCCGCAGTCGGCACAGCACGACGGGGAGCCATTCACCGCCGCGCTCGCGTTGGCCCATCGGTAGTTGGACTCGATGACTTGCCACTGCGTGCGGGAATGGTTGTACCCGGAGCAGCACCGAAACTCGGACGCGAACGCCGTGCGGCACTCGCATGGAATCGTCCACTCGACGCAGCAATCGTTGGGGCACGCGGGGCATGGCGTGTTGCCGCACGTCACCGGGCAGGTGACATCCACCCTCGCGACGATGGGAAGCCCCGACGTGACCGCCTCCGATCGCGGGACGGTCACGTTCGCGTCGATGTTGTAGCAGTTGTCCCCGTACTTGAACGTCCCGTATTGACCCGACAGGCACGACGCCACGTCGAGCTCCGCGTAGATGAACACCGCAGGATTGCAACAATCGGTAGCCTTGTACACCGCGTCGTCGCAGCAGGGCGTGCATGGCGGCACGGCCAGCGCCCCGGATCGCCGCGTAAGGCCCGCGTTGGACTTGAGCAGGGGCATCAGGCGCAGGTCGTGAGTGAGGGCAACTCGTTCGGGTCCCACAGTTGCAACGTGCCGGTCTCGTCAACGTATGCGCACCCGATGCTGTCGTTGGGCGGCGCGACGTACTGCACGGTTGCAAACCGGCGACGCTTGGGCGCGAGCGCCGACGTGTTGAGCTGGACACCCGCGAGCGAGTACACGTCGTACGTGAACGTGCAGTCCGTCGAGCCCGATCCCGCAGACCCGCCCACCTGCCGCACCTTGCACGCGAACATCACGTTCGGACGGAGGGTGCGGAGCAGCTCGCGTGCGTCGGCGGGGACGCGCTCGGGCGACTGGATGACGCGGCGGACGGCATCGCGGATCTTGCGAGCGCCTTCTAGCGTGGTCGTGATGGGGTAGGACTGCGGCATGGATCACGTGAACGCGAACGCGGCGAACGAAAGTTTCGGATGGGTCTGGAACGTAATGCTCGCTGGCGTCGCGTCGGGCGTCGATGCCTTGGCTCCCGCGCCGTCGAGCGGCCAAGGTTCGTCGATGAGCTCGCCTTGGTTGTTCGTGATGCGCTTGAGCGAGCCGCCCGACAACTCGTAGAACCCGTACGAGCCGAACGCTTTGGCGAACGTGTCGGGGTCAAACTCGAACTGGTAGGTGGTGCGGTAGTACGTCGTGCCACCCTCCGTGAGTTTCTGGCAGGTCGGAATGGTGAGCAACGCGGCATTCGCAGGAATCGCTACGCCGTCGATGGTGAACGTGCCGAGGTTGACGCTCGGCGGCCTCATGTTGTTCACGATGTACGACAGCACGTTCGCCGCCATCGACGCCCCATCGTTGCGGGTGTACGTCAGCGTGGGAATCGCCCAGGGCACTTCGAGCGGCGTGCCGAAGAGCGTCCCCGCCGTGTTGCGGATCTTCTTCGGCGTCGGCGTGGTGTAGTCCTGGTCGATCACTTGCGTCTCGAAGCGTGCGCCCCACACAATCTCCGGCGGCCTCGCGGTCGGGTTCGTGTCGCTCGGGCTGGTGCCGCCGCTGGTGTCGAGCGTGCGGTACGTGTGCGTGACCGTCCAGTGCGTGAGGTTGGACTTCGCGAACGGCTCCACGTCGCTCTGGTCCAAAAAGTACGTCGTGAAAGTCGGATGGGCCGAGTTGAGCCCCGGGAATGCGGACCAAGAGCCTCCGGTCCACGATCCGCCGGTGTCGGTGACGATCTGCGTGATGGCCGCCGCCTCGTCGGTCGGTGCGCTGGGCGCTCCAAGGATGTACAGGAATCGCTCGACGTACTCCCGCTGGCGCGTGGTCGCGTTCAGTCGTGTAGTCGATTGGAGTCTCGACGCCCGAATCACCGACATCCGTACCCCGACCGCTAGGTGCGTGCGCTGCCGAGGAAGGCTACGGACGCGGGCTACTGGTCCGAAGAGTCTATGCCCGGGCGGATTGGCCCGGCCAACGCCACGGGTAGCCCGTGCTTGCAGCGGCGAGGGCTGGGGCGCACCCATCAGAACGTCAGCAGTACCCCGTTGATGCGCACCCCATCCCGGCGAATCTGCTCCAGCAGACGCCGGGACTCCTCCTCGACGACGGTCTGGCGGCGCAACTCCTCCAACTGCGCGTCCGCTGCCCGGGTGAACTGAGACTCCCGAGCGACCGCAGCCGCCCGCGACGCCTCGCCCGACCCTGCAAGCAGCATGTCGGGGCGTCCCGCCTCTGTGGCCATGCGGCCCGCCATCGCTCGCTCCACGCGGCTTGCGAGCTCGTCGTCCCAGTAGGCATCAAAGTCTTCCTGCATCCGACGCTGGCGTTCGGAGAACTGCTTGGACGCATCCTCCAAATCCAGCTCTCGCTTGATGCGTTCGGCGACGGCTGAGTTTGCCTTCTCGGTGCTTTCCCTCATCTTCACCTCGCGCTCGACACGATCGGCTTGCATAGCCCTGACGCGATCGTTCGCCTCTTCAATCCTCGCCAAGATGTCGTTGGCTTTCGCGTAAGAGTCGGCCATAAACCCTGCGAAGTTGTAGACTCGCCCAAGGACGGTGTATTCTTTGCTCGCCCTGGCTCCGGCCCGGAACACGTCGCCTAGCGGCACCCTCTGAAGCGCGATCATTGCTTCGGTGATCCCTTGGAGGGCCGTCCTCACTGGTGGGGTGATGGACGAGGCAAAGGTATCCGCGAACGACTGCCACACCATCTGCAATCGCTTCACCGCGTCATCGGTCTTCTGGATCGCCTCGACCTGACGCTCAGATAGCCCGATGCCGTCCTGCGCGGCCTTCGCGATCATCGCGTCGATGCCCGCCGACCCGCCCGCAAGCAGGTTGGCGATGCCGCGACCGCCCCTGCCGAAGATGCCATTGACCGCCGAGAGCCGCTCGCCCGCTGTGCCCAGCCTCGACACCGCGTCCGCGATCCGGCGAAGTTGCTCTACGGGATCGAGACGCGCGAGGGTTTTCGCGTCCAGTCCGAGCTTGCCCAGCACACCGCCATCCTCAGACGCCGCATCTTCTGCGATCGTCTGCGACATGCGATGAAGTAACGAGTCCAGCTTCTCCGCGCTAAGCCCGGCCTGCACCGCCGCGTATTGCAGCCGTTGGAGCCGGTCCGTCGCCACGCCGAGCCGCGACGCCGCGTCCGCGATCTGATCGACTCGGGCGATGGAATCCACCACCGTTTGTACCGCAAGGTGTGCTGCGGAAACGGCGGCCACCACCCCACCGCCCGCAAGGAAAAAACTCGACATGCGGCTTAGAGACGCGGACACCGCCGCGCCCCATCGGGACGCTTTCGCCTCCATGCGATTCAGCGTGGACGAAAAGCCCTCGTCCTTGGCCGTGAAGACTGCCGAGACTGGTGCGAGCCGCTTGGCCATCATGCCCCCTTGGGTCGTGCGCCGCTCATGGCCTCGATCCACGCTGCGAGCCGAGCGCGTTCGATCTCGGCATCGGACACGAACGGGTCACGAGGCGGGCACGGGTCCGCGTCCTTTGGGCTCAGTGTCACGCCCCCGGAAGCCGCCGTCGCGAGCACGCCCAACTGTGTTCGGGAGTCCGCTCGCCTGCAACCGAGCGGCCCGTACACGTACTCGTATCCAGCCCACAGCCCAACGTCACGCAACGCATGCTCTAACCCCATCCCGCAGTGCTCGGCCACCCGCATCGCACGAAGCAACGTGGGGGCCATCATCAGTTTTTTGCGACCTCGCGCTCCGTGCTCTCACGCTCGGCAACCACGATGTCCAGCAGCGTTTCGAGCGTCTGGAACGGGAGCATGCTGAGCAGCGCCTTCGCGTGCTCGGCGTCCGGTGGTCCGTAGCGGTTGCCCGCGTCGTCGCACAGCCACGTCAGCAGCACCATCGCCGTCCGCAATGCGCCTCGCTCGGTGTTGTCGGGCAGGGCAGCCGCCGCCATCTCTGCGGCGAGCGCGTCCTGCGCGCTCGCGGGCCGGATGTGAAGCGTCACCGTGCCAACGGCGACGCTTCGGACGACGGACAACGGGGCCAAGATCGCTTGCAAGCCTTCCAGCATCTGTCCTCCAATCACTTGCCAACACGCCCGGCGGCCTTGTTCCGAGCCGCCACCATCTCCCGGTACATCGCCCTTGCAATCTCTTCCTTCACAATCTGCGGCACCGCTGCCGCAGTGAGATGCGCGGCCCGCGTCAGGTATCGCGAGCCGCGACTGTGGACCGTGCCAAACTCCACAAGGTGATTGTACCTCCACGGCTCAAAGAACCACGGCGTGCCCTCGTTTTCGCCTCGCGACTTGATGCCCGCAGGCACGCGATACGCCTTGTCGGGTCCGATGACCGCAAACGCCTTCAACCCGTCCTTGCCCTTGTTGTAGACGCCGACCTTGTATGCAAGCGCTTTCTTCAGGTTGCCGTGACGGACGGGCACGCGGGCCCGGGCTTGCTTCCTGCACATCCGCCCGGCCCGGGTGAGGACGCGGCGCACTGCGGCGTTCCTTCCACGCTTGCGGATGCCCGCGAGTTGCTGCCGCATGTCCTCCAGCCCCACGAGCCGGACGGATCGCACGGTTCTGCGCTGGCTTGGCCGACTTGCCATGATGCACGCTCTCAGGTCAGGTTGGACCAGGTGAGCGGGCCGCTCACTTGGATGGTCGCGTTGGCCATCACGGTGCCGCGCAGGTCCATCTCCTGAATGACATTCGACGTGATCGGGCCGCTGAACGCTACCTTCGTGAAGTTTGGACCGGTGCCAAACTGCGTGAACTCAATCTCCCAGTCCACGTTGGCATTGTTCATCAGGTCTTCCATCGTCTTGAAGCTGCTCGCGCCGCTCGATGGCCTGTTGACCTTGTACTGGAACGACACCTCGCCAGCACTGGCGATCGTCGCGATGTACTCGTCGTACCCGCCCGGGCTGTCCGCGCAGATGTACCGCTCGCCCTCTCGCGTGTGCTGCGGCGGACTCAGGCTCGTGACACGCGCCGTTTCCACGAACGCGCCCGCGCCTTCCACCTTGTGGTACAACTTGACGCCATACTGCTTTGCCGCTGACATGGTGTGCTCCTCACTCAATCGCCCCAAACGTGAGAATCGTTCGGATCAGGTTGCGATCCGCCGCGCTGTCGTCCTTCGATCCAACCTCGGTGCGGTCTTCCAGCGTGTACAATTGCACAGTGTCGGTGCTCCCGAGCTCGATACGGTTGCCGACGGCATCCGCAAGGTCGGACCCACCCTGGGCCACGTCGTGGACCACCGATACCTCGATCGAGTGCAACCGTTCGCACACGCCATCCGTGGCGATCGTGTTGGTTTGCGCAATGTTTGCAATCACGATGTAGGGCCGGGCCGCCGTCTGCGGTGCGTTGTTCCAGTACACGCGAGCGTCCGAGCCCGATCCGACCGCCGCCGCGATGGCGGCATCGCCCAGCAGAAAGGCCCGCAACTCCGAGGCTGGGTTGGGCATCACGGCACCCCCGGCTGATCGTCCGACCGCACGCATTTTGCGATCGTGAAGAAGTGGCGATGTGTGTCCTGGTCCACGGTGGCGATGTTCCACGCGACGCCGCGATGTATGATACGGTCGGTCGCGAGCAGGTCGGCGAACCATCGCATCGCGATCGTGGCATGACGCCTTTCGACTGCGCCGTCTGCCTGCTCTTCCTCGCCGCCGCCGCTCCGCTGGATGACGCCCTGCTCGACATGCGCCCATCGCGTCGCGGGGCTCCCGTGATCCGCCCACGTCTGCGTCACGCTGCCCGTAGATGACACCATGACGGCGCGGCGTTGCACCCGCACTCGCTCGGTCAACATTCCAGCATGGGGCGTTGCGTCCGGGATTGCGCGGCTCCGTGTTCTCTCGCAGTGCGTGCCGCGAATTGGCGAGGGCGCGGCGGCGTGTCCTCGGGTGCCTGGATCTCGCCTGCCGGTGGTGTGAGTCCGCCCAGGCGTTCAGGCCACCACCACGCCGCCGCCGCCCGCCGGAACACGCGGGACCGCCCCGCGTGTTGATCAAGCCGTGCCGTTTACCGGGTTGCTCACGGCGGTGAACGTAATGCCGCCGGTCGCGGGCTTGCTGTTCACGTCGTGGACCAAGTAGAACAGATCGCCGGTGGCGGTCGATGCGCCCCGAACGATCACCGCGCGGTAGTACCGCTTGGTCAAGTTGTGAGCGCAGATGCCGATCCCCGCGCCGTTGCTCGACGACACGACCTTCGAGCTGAACACGTCCGCCGCGTCTGACTGGTTGGTTGCGTCGGCATGCTGCCACTTGATGAAATTGGCCGCGTTCGCCGTGGTAATCGTCGCGACGGCGGCGATGCCAGCGCCCTGGGGCTCAATCCACGCCCCATTCACGTCCGACGTTCCAGCGGTCGCCCCAGCCGCGCCCAAAATCACCTTGTTCTCTTCGTTGAACCGCAAGTTCATTGCACGCTCCTTTGTTACGCGACGGCAACACTGCCATCGGTCATCTGCATCAACGTCTCACGGACCTGGGCCGCGACCGGGCCCTCGAAGGCTATGTCCATCTGTCCGGGCTCGCGGTTGCGATACGCCATCGCCACGAGCGACAGGATCGCCGACTTGATCCTCGGGCTCGTCGCGGCGGGAGCGAGGCCCGCCGTGTACTCGCACGTGACACTCCCCACGAATCCCGCCGTCTCTGGCCACTGGTCGGTATTGGGCGAGGACAACGCCATGTAGCTCGGGCCGTACTCCCAGTCTTGCCGAACCACGTACCGCTGCGGGGCAAGCGTCAGCGTGCTCTCGCTGGGGTCCTTGTACGTGACGGTCAGCGAGGACGCCGGGCCCATCGGAAGCATCAGGCCGACGCGAGACATGCCCGGGAATCGGTCGAACAGCACGCGCCGTGTGGTTTGCGCCAGACTACGGTTGATGATGTGCTCGCACCACTCGCGGGCCGAAGCGATGGCGATGGCGAACCACGAATCCTCGTCTGCCGTGTCCACCCTGACGTGGGCCTTCGCCTCGGCCAACGTGACTGGCTCCAACGGGGCGCCGCCGACGCCGCCAACATAGCCGGTGCGGGCGTCCGAGTAGGGCTGTACGGAGATGTTGCACCAGCTGGCCATGTTACTTGGTCTTCTCGTCGGCGACTTCCGTGGCAATCTTCGCGCTCACCAAGCCGCGCGCGATCTCGTCTGGGATCACGCGCACGTCGCCGGGCTGGCACATCACCGTGCGCCGCTCGTTGCCTTCGCCCGCGCCATACGCCACGCTCTGGAGGATTTTCACCTTCATGTCTGTACTCCCTGAGTGCTCGTCTCACACCGCCACGAACAATGGAGGGCCTCGCGTTGCCACACGAGGCCCGCCAACACTTCCGATCGGCGTCCTTGCCTGATCTGGCTCGCGGCCTGCTTACGTGATGCGCAGGCCCTTGATCGGCTGCGTAGTCGCGCTCGCCGCCGGGTTGATGTACGCGCCGCCGTAGCGGGCTAAGCCGTAGAAGTTGACTTGGCCCGAGCCCATCGCGATGTAGTCGTTGCGAAGCAGAATCAGGCCCATCGTCTCGCGGAAGTAGTACGCGGAGATGTCGCCATACAACAGACGGGTCTGATTGCTGGCGATTGCCACCCGAGTCATGTTGGTCAAGGTGACGTACCGCTTGCCGTAGATTGTGGGCTGGTCGCTGTTGCGGTTGTCCACGAACAGGCTGCGATTGCTGTTCGTTTCGTCCACGAACGCCATGATCTCTCGCTTCACCTGGTCCGAACCCATGAAGGCGGAGCGCGGGTTGTCGCGGATCACGGGGTCCACCGAGAACAACAGGGGCAGGATGTCGCCGACCGCGAAGGCGTTGTTCGTGGCGCTGTTCTGGTAGGCGTTCGCCCCGATGGTGTCGATGGCTGTCAGCAGGCCCTCGGGGGCGCTGGTGCCGTTGCCCGTCACAAAATCCTCTGCCAGAGCCCGGAGCATGCGCCCCGAAGCGAGGCTGGAAATCCACTCCGGGATGTTGATGTAGGCGTCCTGCAACATCTCGAACGTCGCCCGCATCTCGCCCGTCGTGTACTTGTACGTGCGGATTTCCTTTGTCGCAAACGCACTGGTGGCGCTCGGGGCAGCCGCGGCCTCGCCTTGAATCGTGGAGCGTGCGCCCGTGTCGTCATTCAGGGGCACGGCCAGCGGAGCGCCGGTCGCGGTGCGAACCACCGTGCAGCCAGCCTCGATCGGTCCCAGCGCCTGACGCTCGGCCCCGATCACCGACTCCATGATGAGCGGGGACACGAGGATGCCACCGGCAGAGCCGGGTGAAGTCAGGAAGTTTCGGTACTCGTCCACATCGCCCTGGCGAGCAATGTTGGTTGTGGTCGGGAGGCCCGTGCGGGTGATGAACCCGTCCAGACCAGCCCGCGCAACGCCATCCATGCCAGCGGCGCACCAGATTTCAAACGCCGCCATGTGGTGGCGACGCAGGTACTCGTATCGCTGCTCTGGGATGGGGTTCGCGAACTTGCCCCGGGTGTTCTTGGCCCGCACGAACGCCCGAAGCTCGGCCTGAGTAGCCGGGCCCTCGGCGTTCGGGTCGAACTGCATGCCCATCCGTTCCTGCCGGTTGGGATCGCTGATCGTCCGGCGGATGTCGGGGGCCGGGGCCTGCGGCATCGCCGCATGCTCCGAAAGCCGTCGCTCGGTCGCGGATCGCTCCTCGATCTGGCGAGTGATCGCGTCTGCCTTGTCGAGACACTCGACGACTCGCTTACGCTCCTCGGCGGTGGCGTCCGGCTTCTCGTTGAGCGTGTTGGCCTCACTGAGCAACCTGGCCTTTTCGGCCATCAGGTCTGCGATACGGGTCACGGCGTGCTCCTTGCGGGCAGGCCGTGTCACGGTCACATGTTCGCGCAGTCACGCACTGGCGGCCACGAGTGGCACGGCGTGCGTTGCTGCAAAAGTTTCGGGTACACCAAGCGTCCGACGCGGCGAAGCGGCGTCGTCCTCGCGTTATGGCGTGTGCGTCAACCCGTCACGGGCGAAGGTGCGGCATCACGCCGCAACACCCGACACACACCGCACTCACTCACGCGCTTGGCGGGCTACTGCCCGTCCACAGATCATTCCCAACCACGGACCACGCGTCAAGCCACCTCCGGCCCGATTTTTCCGACCGGCCCCCCGCCTGTAAACACATCGTCAGAAGCATCACCCACCGCCCCGGTCTCGCTCGTCGGCGTCGCTCCAGTGGGCAGCATCCGCATCGCCGCCCGCGCCGCCGGGGTGCATCCAAAGTGATGCTCCAGTTTGAGCAACCGCGCGGCGAGCGTGTCAATCTCGCTCTGCTGCGGCAACTTCGCGACGCCCGACACCCGCCCCTGCGCGGTCAAGATCGGGTAGACGAGGCCCCGCATCGCCTCGCGCGCTGCCACGTTCGCCATCGACTCCGGCTCTGCCCCATCCTCAGCCGCCCGGCGGGACTCTTCCTGCAACTTCGCCATCCGTTCCTCGTACTGCCTCTGCCAACGCAGGAGCGAGACGTATCGCGCAAGATCCTCGCAGTACCGGGCGAACGGGATCACGTCTGCGGTCGTCAGGATCGGCGGAGTGCTCCGCGCCAGAACCGGCGTGATGGTGTCCCAATGCGCACGAGCGGCTTTGCTCAGCCACGCCGGGGCCACCACATCGCCCGGGCGGGGCACGGGCTCATTGTCCCCGATGGGCTTGCGCGCCGGATCGGCGAGCCCACTCAGGGCGGTCGGTCGTGGTTTGCGCCCCGGTCGTCCCATGCGTCACCTCAGCGACAGCAGCCGGATGCGAGCCCGGTTCCGCATCGTCACGCCATCACGCTCGAAGGTGTCGGCCTCTCGCAACGCCGACAACACCCGCTCCGCATCCTCTTGGCGGATGCAAGATCGCACGTCCACTGTGGTCGCGTCATAGAACGGGAACACCACCGGCGACACGTCGAACAGGTCGGCGGTGATGATGCTCCGCAACGGGTTCTCGCGGTCGCTGCGGTCAATCTCCTCGTCCATCACCCGAAACCCGAAGGACGAGCCCCGGATGTTGCCAGCCCGGATGTTCTCGACCAGATCGCGCCCAATAGACGTATCCGCCGGGGTGAACTCGTACCGCAGGCCCTTCTCGTCCTCTTGGAGCTTGAGCGTGCCGCCCGAGCGACGCGCAACCACAAGGCTCGGGTCGTGCTCGACGCACGCGATAACGTCATCGTTGCGGGCGAGGCTCTCGGCGAACGCGCCCGGGCGGATGCGCTCTCGCCAACCCCAGCCCGAATCGGCGACGTAATCCCACACAGCGGCGTAGCCAGACACGACCCGGCTGTCGGTGTCAATCGCCACGCGATGCTCGTATGCCCTGCGTTCGATCTTCATGGCTTTGTCTCAACGGTTGAGTCCGACACATCAGCGATCAATATTGAACGGCGCGTAGACTGTGCCCGGGTTGGGCGGGACAGAGCACTGAGAGAACCCGTCGAATCGGCATCCGGGAATGATCATCGCCGGATGCCCGTCGGGCCTGAGCGCCACGATCGCAAATCGGTCCGTCGTGTGCAGGTCCTGGATGCCCGAGGCCTTGTTGGTGACGACGTGCCAGCGGGCGGACCAGAACTTGCGGTACTCGTGCCCGTCGGGCCCGCTCGTCCAGGCGCTCGTGGTGACGACCCCCGGGGGCAACGGGTGTGGTACGGACTTGGTTTGAGAGGCTTCGGTGATTTTGGCGGATGTGGGTTTGGACTTCATAGTGGCTTTCCTTGACGCACGCACTCGCGGTCGGGTTTGGTGACAACGTAATCATCGTATGCCCGGCGAGCCGTCTTCATTGCTCTGTCTCCAGCATGCTGATCCACTCACCCACGATCGCACGTGCAGAATTGCGCGCCCACGCCGTCACGCTTGCGGGCACCGCATCGGTCGGCGGGTTTGCCCGGATCGCCGACACCACCACCCCGGCGAGCGGACCGATCGGGCATCCCGTCACGATCGCCGCCGCCTCTGACACCGGCAGTACAACGGCGCGGCATCGGTCCTCGACCTCCACCATCGCCGCCGCCCTGCGTTCCGGCGGCTTGCTCAACACCCTGTCCGCCACCATGCGACCGGCGGTCTCCATCGCGCGGGCCAAGATCGGCTCCAGCGCCCGCGTCGCGTCCGAACGCACGATGTTGTTCGGAAGCCCGCCACTTTCGTTCGGGTCGCCCGTGTTGTTCGCTTGCACGTTGGCAGCCGCGCCATCCATGCCGGGGCTCGCGGTGTCCGTGGACCTCAGCGCGTTCTCCAAAGTCATCATGTTCGCTGGGACGAAAGGCACGTCGCCGCCCGTCACCGGGGGCATGCCGTCCTGCGCCCGGACTTCGTTGATCGTCATTGTCCCCCACTGACGACGCATCGCCTGGGTTTGGGCACGCAACAGCGGATCACCGCGCATCAATTCGTCCTCGTCGTGGACCAGTTCGAGCCCGGTCGGGAGGAACTTCCGCGAGAACTCTACTTCGATCTTCCGCATGATCGGCGACAGAGCGTCCTTCACGTAGGCGATTTCGCGCTGGTCGATGCTCGCCTTGCTCCCGTCCTCGTCGCCCACCTTGTGCGGGGGCACGCCGAACCACCGGCAGATATCCCGCACGGTGTGCTGCATCGTTTCCAGGAACTGGGCGTCCTGCAATGGCATACCCACGGGGATATACCCAACGTCGGAGTTAAGGTACTTGAACGGCCCGCGTTGCGCCTGCCACGACTGCACGAGGGCTTCACGCTGCTTGTCGTTCTGCGCGCCCGCGCCTTTGTAGTGCAGGATGCCGCTCATGCGGGCTCCGTCCGAAAAGAACTCGGAGCCGAAACGCTGACCAGCCGCCGCCACTGCGAGGCTCTCGCGCGCCAGTCGCACCGTCGAGTACCCGATGATGCCGTCGTGCCCCATGTTCCTCACGTCGGCGACGAACGCCGACGACAGACGCCGCACCTGCGTGCCAGACTGGTACTCGTACACGATTCGATCGCGGTCGTCCAGCAGCACGGCGGTACGCTCGGGCAGCATCAGGCTGAGCCGAGCGACAGCACCATCCGGCCCAAACGACCCGACGCACCGCCCGTTGCCCCACAACAAAGAGTGCTGGATCATCGCCGCGCGGAAGTCGAAGGCCGAGATTTGCCCGTCCGGCGACTCATTGAGCAACCGTTCCAGCGGGTGCCGCTCCGCGATAGGCTCGTACATGTTCGGCCCGGTGCGACGCACGACCTGCACCGGGGTTTTCGCGATGTCCTCCGAGATGCGTTTGACGCAGGCGTAAACGGTCGGGATCGTCAGCGGCGATCGCTCCACCGAAGTCTGAATGGCCTTTGCCTTGTCCTCTCCCCACATGCCGGTCAGCACGTCGGAGATGAACATGGGAATGAAGTTGGGCGAGGCCGGCACGGCTGCGGCGCGTTGCTCGACCGGAGCGAGCCCGAACCATCGCCCGATTGTGGTCGCCAGTCCCATGTTCTGCTCCGTCAGAAGTTGAGCGACACGAACTCGATCACCCTCGATCCGCCGCGCTCCCGATGCTCTGCGCTCACCATCCTGTTGATCGCCATGAGCAATGCGGGCATTCCGTCGATCCGGCCCCGGCTGCGTTTCTTGTCCGGGATCATGCCGCCTCTTGGGCCCACTTTGACCACCATGTTGCTCGCCGTCCACGTCAGCACTTCGTTTCCACCGTGCCGGAACGCCCTGGCAAGCAGCGAACGTTGCAGCCACTGCATCGCCAGCGTGTAGGAGTCGTAGGTCTGCTCGACGATAACCATGCTCACGCCGTCCTCATCTTGGAGTTGCTGCGCGAGCGTGGAGGCTAGATGCTTGTCGTAGCCGACTTCGCGCAGATCGAACGCGCCCGCAACCCGGTTGATGTCTTCCCGCACATGAGCATAGTCGGTCACGTCGCCAGGCGTGCCCACCAACCAACCTTCGCGCTGCCATCTGCCATACTCCGCCGCGTCGATGCGTTCCTTCTCGGCAATCGCCGCCGCCGGGCAGTAGAACCTTGCGAGCACGTCGAATCCAACGCCGCCGCACCCGTCCCACACTTCCGCGGGCATGGTCTCTCGGTCTTCCTCGACCCACGGCACCACGACGACCAAGGCTGTGAGGTCGCGCGTGTGGGCAAGATCAAGCCCTGCGTACGCGCGGCGCCCGCGATACCGCTCCAGGTCGCGAGACACCCTGCCCGCACACGCCTTCCATTGCGCCATCGGGATCGCACCCGTCACCTCATGCACCCAGATATTGAGGTGCTTCGTGAGAAAGCCCGCCTGCGTCGCAGGGAAGTTGATCGCCCTGTTGCACGCCTGCCGCAACCGGCTGGGGTAGATAGACACGCCCAGATTCGGATTGGCCTTTCGCCACACCGCCTCGCTGCGCCAATCGTCGGAGTTGTCCGCGCCGTAGATCACAGGCAGCAGCTCGTCTTCCTGCACGATGCCGTCGCGCACTTTTTTCGCGTGCTCCCACATGCGGTAGCACGGGGAGTCCACGTTGTTGCCCGCCGTCGTCGGCATGAAGATCATGGGCTGTGCGCGAGCGCCCGTGCCCGTCTCGATCGACTCGAACAGGTCTGCTGTCCGGTGCTGGTGGTACTCATCCACGATCCCGCCGTGGATGCTCTCGCCATCTCGCACCTTGCTCGATACGACCTTGAGCAACCCGCCATTGTGCCGACAATCGACCACGCTCGTGCGGACCTCTAGCCGCTTGCGCAGGTCCGGCGATGCGTCCACCATCGCCCGCGCCTCGTCGAACACCACGCGGGCCTGTTCTTCGTCCGTCGCGGCACAGACGACGATTGGGCCTCGCTCCCCATCCGCCGCCGTCAGCAGCAGAGACACCGCCGAACACAACAGGCTCTTGCCGTTCTTGCGCGGGACGAACAAGAACACCAGCCGGTATCGTCGCGTCCCGTCCGGGCGATACCAACCGAACGCGCGACGCAACAGCCGCCGCTGCCACGATTCGAGGATCACACGCTGGCCGCGCCACTTGCCTTTACTATGTCGGCAGTACCGCTCCACGAACGTGCAGACGCGATCGGCCTCGGGATACCGAAACCAGTACCCAGACTCCAACAGCGCGTTGTCTCGCGCGAGCAGTGCGGGCGACACGCCCATGAGCCCGTCGTCGATGCGAGGCGCTCGCTCAGGGTGCGCCGCGTACTCACCCGTCGCCCACGGCACCGGCGATGATGCTGCCGCAGCAGCGTCGGACACTGGCCGATCTTCGCTCTCCGGCGTCGCGGGGCTGTCGTCGCTTCCGTGCTCGACCATGCTCTACTCGATTGGCAGCCCAGCCGCAATCCTCGCGGCGATGATGAGAGCCGCCGTCGTCGTCTTCACGCCCCCGCCGAGCCGCACCGACTGTACGCGATGCTCTGTTTGGGGCACGCCCGGCGCCGGATTCGACGTGAGCCGCTGCGTGAGTCGCGTCGATGTACGGGTCCACGATCCCGACGTGATCGGTGCGCTGCCCGCCGAGATGCTGAGTTGCGTCAGATCCACGATCGGCACCAGCGGGCCGTCGCCGAACGCTCTCAGACCCACCCAATCGACCACGTAGGGCACGCCCGCAATCGTCAACACCTCGCCGCAATGCACTTGCGTCGCTCCGTCGCCAGCCAGAAGCCCGCCCAGTTGCATGATTCAGACCCCCCCGGGGTTATGGGGTGTTAGAAAACCGTGCGCACGCCCACGGCACGGTGTTTGCAGGTTCGGCGATCGTTACCCCCTATCCCGGGGCGTCTTGCTTGCAACGCCGATCGCGTCATGCGGAAGGCTGGGGCGTCGGGGCGGCAGCCATCCACCCTCGATCACACGCGGCGGCGGTGGCGGACATGCGAGTTCGCACGGATCGGAGTCTGCCGGCATATCGCACGGCTGCTCACCGCGGGTACATCCGCACCAGATGTCGAGGCGAGGTGGGATGGCCGGGGCATCCGGGCGAATGGGTGTGGTTGGTTGTCGCGGAGCGAGTGGTGCGGGAGCTCGCAACGGGGTTGGCCAGTCGATGCGGATCGAGACGAAGCCAAGGCGGACGGCAAGCGCCGTGAGCAATTCGTCCGTCGTGATCTTGGACGGGTCGGCGTTGCCCTCGAATGCGAGTCCATCCTTGCGGATGATGAGCGTTCCCGAGATGCTGGGGCATGTCTCATCCTGTCGCGGCTTGCACGCACACTCCAACAACTCGACCGCGTTTTCTGGCTGATAGACCGTCTTCATTGGGGCTCCCTCGGTTGTTGCGGACACCGCTGCTCGCCCGCTGTCGTTGTCGGGCGGATGTGTGCCATCATCAGGCTCTCCCGCTGAGTTTCCGCCGAATCCTGCCATCGACGCGCTCGTAGGCGTATCGGCTCCCGCCGATGACCACATCGACACCCCGACGCAGTAACTCGCGGTCGATGCATTCGCGGCACCAGCCGCCGCCACGGGCCCAGTGCCCGCACTTGGTCGCCAAGCCGCACGCGAACGTGTGGCACCCGGGGGCACACTGGTAGTCGAGCTTGCTGATGAGGACGGCCTTGGGCTCCGATGAGAGGTCGGGGAAGTCTGGTGGTGGCGTGGTCATTGGGCGTGCTCCTCGATCACGGAAGACGGTATGCGGACACCCATCGCCCGCTCAACAAACGCTTTGTTGCAGGGTGGACAGCACGTCATGTCTCCAAGTATTTGTTCGCGCCAAGGACGGATCCTCACGCCGCACACATCACACGGGGTTGATGTCCAGAGAAGTCGCGGCTTGCGCATGATCCAGCGACACTTGTACGCGGAGACGCTGTGAGTGGGTTGGTTGTGCATGGTGTGGGTTGGTGCGGTCGGACTAGTCCGGTTGTGCCCGCGCCGTCGCCCGCTGCTTTCGTGATTACTCACACTCCTGTGTGACGCTCCCCAAAGACCCGTGCTCGGCGATCATGGAGGGCGGTCTAGTGGGGATGGGTCATGGCGACGATCACCAGAGCTCCGTGAACGCACCGGCAAGATAGAACTGGGCGAGCACGATGGCTTGCCCAATGATCCACTCCCAATCGGCTCGTTTGCACGCGGCCCACCATGACGCGGGCGTGGCGTGCTTGCGAGCGTCCTCGATCGAGACCCTCGTTGCACGCGGTCGTTGCGTACTTGTCGGTCCAGTGGGGGGTCATTGGGGGCCCTTTCCGCACCAAGTATCGTGGCCCGGGAGATAGTCGGGGGTCC